CGAACACCTTGCCGAGCTTGTCACGGCGTTCGTTCAGCTGGCCGCGCAGCTCCTTGAGCTTCGTGCTCATCTCTGCGTCCCTCCATGGGATGCGCGGGCACGCTCGAACCGCAACCGTTCGCGGAGGAGCGCATCCGACTGGGTTGACTTGTCCGTGGCCGCCAGGACCGCCTGCATGGCGTCCGCGACCTCACGAAGCGACCCCGTACAAGCGGCCAGTCGTTCGCGTTTTGCACCGCTGAGGTGCTGCCGCTCCCGGTAACCGGTGAGCGACGTGATGTCGTCGACCAGGATCGACGCCTCGGCAACCAAGGAATCGATTCGGCCGGCAAAAGAGAGGCCGCTCGTAGCGGCCTCAGAGGTGGTCTGTTCGATGGATTTGAGTGGCGGCGGTTCGTGGCCGGCGTCGCGCAGGTGCCGGGCGACGTGGTCCCAGACGCCTTGCCTGTCGCTGGCGGGGATGTCGAAGCCGCCGCGGCCACCGTTGAGTTCGGCGATGACCTGCGAGCAGGCGGTCAGGTTCGCCGCGCCGACCGTGCCGTCGCTCGAGACCTCGTGGTGGATGCCCTTGTAGTCGAGCTTCCTGTCCGGGTACCCGTCGCCGTCTGGGTCTGGGGCGGAGCCGTCGAACCAGGCGAACGCGAGCCGGAACGTCTCGGGGTTGTCGTTGTCGAGGTTCGCTTTGGCCTGCGGGCCGTCCCATGGGCCGTCGCTGGTCGGCGTCGACTTCGGAGCGATCGGCCCCTCAACAACCTCGCCGCTTGAGCGCATGAGGACGATCGCAGGGTTGCCGCCATTCTCCGCGTGCACGGGCTCGAGCCCCATCGCGCGCGCTGCGATGGCGAGAGCGGTCTCCGCGGTCACGCCGTTCGAGGCGGGCGTCTCCGTCTGCTTCTGCAGACCACGAATGACATCGCTCATCGTCGCGATCCGGTCGACCATCCCGGCGTCGCGGGCGTCGCGGGCGAGCAGCATCCGTCCTTGCCCGAACTCCGAGCGGACCTTGTCGACCGCGATGCCGCGGCCACGGGCGACGTCCTGCTCGAACGCCTGTTGGTGCTTGTCGACCGTCTCCTGCAAATGAGCGCGCGCCTCCTCCGACAGCGGCGCGAACGGCGATAGCTCGCCCTTGTACTTGCCGGCGGTGACCATCGTCGTCTTGATCCCGGCCATCTCCTCGAGCTTCGAGATGTCCTCGTGCGCGGCGATCGTCCCGATCGACCCGACATGCGACGACGGCGACGCGACGAACTCGGACGCCTGCGACGCCAGCCGATAGGCGGCCGAAGCGGCCGTGTGGTTCGCGACCGCGACCACTGGCTTCTTCGCGCGCGCCTGCCGGATCGTCTGCGCGGCCTCGGAAAGACCTTGGACGCTCCCGCCGGGCGAGTTGACGTCGAGAACGATCGCCGAGACCTTCGGATCGTCGGCTGCGGCCTGGATCGACGCCTGGAGGCGGTCGACGCTGGTGCCGCCGCTCATCTCGGTCATGAGGTCGGCGCGTGGCGTGATGACGCCGTGGATCGGGATGATCGCGACCGAGCCGGCCATCTGGGAGTCGCGGCGCGCGGGCCCCTCGGTGATCTCGAAGTCTTCGATGTCCCCGCCGCTCGCGCGGATGGCGATGAACTCGCGTATCTCGATCAGCTTGTGCTCGAGGATCTGCCACGGCGTGTCACGGACGAACGCGACTACGTTCGGGTAGCGCAACGCACCCGCAGCGGGCTTCTGGTCGCTCAGCATGGTCTCTCCTAGGTTCGGGTGAGTTCGCGGCGCTCGAGCGCGGACACGACAGCGTCCGCTACCTGCTCGGCCGTCTCGTAGCCGGGTCCGTTGCCCGTGCCGTTGCCGTTTGCCGGCGACGGCGGTGTTGGCTCTTCGGGCTGCTGCCCTGGTGTCGCGTCGACGGTGGCCGTGTTGATCTGCCGGATGAAGACGTTGTCTCGGTCGTCGTCGACCGGGAGTCCGAGTGCTCGGCGGCCTTCGCCGACGATCTCCCAGCCGCCCCGGATCGCGAGGTCGTGCCGCTGCACGAGCCGGTACAAATCCTCCTGCAAAACACGCACTTTTGTCAGGTCGAACCCGAACCGCCACGTGTACAGCTCCTGCTCGGGGGCGAAGTCGGTCATCAGCTGGAAGAGGACGTCCTCGGCCATGATCCGCTGCATCGGGATCAGCCCGGCCTCATAGGCGGCGGCGCGGGCCTCGCCCATGTTCGTGAACGTCGACCGCTCGAGGCCGGCACCGAACCCGACGACGATCGCCGGGATCCCGGTCACGGCCGAGACGCGCTCTTCCGGGATCCGGCGGAGCTCGCGGAGCAGCAGCTGCTCGGGCGAGAATCCGAACTGGGCGATCTGGGTGGCGCCGGTCATGACGAGCGCCTCGCCGCGCCGGTCGCCGCCGAACTTGTCCTTGACGTAGAGCTTCATCGCCTCCGCGTCGCCCTCCTGCAGCGTCGTTCCCTTCTCGGGGGATACGACGAGGCCGGGGACGCCCATGTTCGTGAGGAGGCTGGCGGTGAAGTTCGCCGCCTCGTCGTCGGTGAAGACCTCGCGCAGGACGCTCTTCAGCTGCGACGACCCCTTCTTCGGGTCGTTCGGGTCGAGGCCGAACCGGAAGTGGACGACATCGTCGACGGGCAGGTACGTCTCGACGCCGTCGATCGTGTAGCAATAGCTGGTGATGAAGTTGTTCTCGTCGCCCTTCGGCTCCATCATCCACGACGGCGTCCACCAGAGCTCGACGACCCGGCCGCCGTTGTCGCGGATCTTGATCCAGTAGGCGTTTCCGTCCGCCACGTAGTCGACGACGGTCGCCATCCAGAGGATGACGCCGTTGTAGAAGCTGTTCGGACGACGCAGGATCTGCAGCATCGGGTGCTGCCTGACCTGCTCCTCCTGGCCGTTGTCTAGCTCCTGCCAGAGCGTCGGCGGCGCCTCCGGGAACGTGCGCGCGATCCAGTTCAGCACCGCGGCGACCGTGGACGAGCTGGTGCCGTCACCAACTTCGCGGAGGTAGTCGCGGCGCGTACCGGCGAGGTTCCACATCCGGGACGGGTACCTGCGGAACACCATCTTGGTCAGCCCGCCGACGGCGTTGCTGACGTAGTTGAACCCGTTCGTGAACACCGACTGGACCATCTGCAGCGGCCGCCGGCGGCGCGGCTGGTCGAGCCGGCCGGGACGCGGGTCGACTGCGCGGAGCGTCTGCTCGGTCTCGCTCACACCCACACCTCCACTCGCTCGCGCGTCCGGGCCTCGCGGTACTCGGCTGCCCGCTGGTTGCGGTCTGTGCCGCGGTTGCAGATGTCGTGGTCGACCGTGACGTACTCGCCGAGGTCGACGGCGGGCTCGCCGGGCAGGAGGTGCTTGCCGTGATAGCTGTACCCCGAGTGGACGACGACGACGGTTGTCCCGGAGCGGTAGAAGCGGCGGCGGAGGCCGCCGTCGGGGTGGTAGTCAGCTGGCAGCTCGTCGCCCTGGTGAAGGTTGCGGATCGTGACGGCGGCGACGAGCGCAGTCGTCGATGAGAGCGCCTCGCGTACCGCTTCGCAGTCGACGTCGCTGACCCATTCGTCGGCGTCGATCACGAACACCCAGTCGCTGTCACGGGCGGCCTCCTGCATCAGGAACGCGCGCTTGTGCACCTGCGAGTCGAACACGCTCTCGGGGACGATCACGCGCGACTTGATCCCGGCGTCCTTGGCTGCGTCGCGGATCGCGCGCACCTCCGGCGGCGAGGACGCGAACCGGGCGCCGGGGAACCAGCGCCAGCCGCCGTCGACAGCGACGACCTCGTCGACTAAGCCCTGAAGCGACCGGACGCACCGGGCAAGGAACTCAGGCGGCTCGTCGAACCAGGCGAGTGCCGCGACGATCCTCACGCGACAGCCATCTCTTCGAGTTTGCGCCGCTCGGTGAGCAGGCCGAGAAGCTCCGGCAGCGCCACGGCCTTCGTCTCGTTCGCGTCGAAGCGGCCGCCGAGACGCTGCGCGGTGTCGTGCCAGATCGTGCGCGGCCACTCCGTGTACCCGAACCATCGCTCCGGGTGCGGAACGACAACCCTGCCGACGCCTTTGCGCTCGGCGAGGATCGCGAGCCACAGGTCGGCCTGGTTCGGGCCGCGGAAGTCCTCGATGAGCGGCCGGATCGTGGAGATGTGGAACGCGCAGACCCCGGTGCCGGCCACGTCGACTTCTCTGGGGTCGTCGAGGGCTTCCATGCAGCGGTAGTTCTCGATGTGGTCGCCGTGTGCGCCCGCGACCCAGCCGTGGTAGCTGATGATCCGGTCCGGGTACTTGTCGAGCCAGGCGAGCGTAGTGGCGACGTAGTCGGGCGGGTAGATGAGGTCGTCGTCGACGGCGAGGAAGATGTCGGGGGCGTTGGCGCAGGCCGCGAACTTCATCTGGTCGCCGGCGTCGCCGCTGCTGATGATGAGCTGGTCGACCTGGCCG